ATTATCAGGCTTACCCCAGAATTCAACTTCTCCTGTTTCCTCAAATCCCATGGATTTAAAAAAATGAACTAAATTTTTATTTGCTAGGGATACCTGAACTTCCGTTCCTTTTTTCATTCGAGAAAATAAAGTATTTACCATTCCCTTGAACTTTCCTTGACCTCTAAATTCTTTTTTGATATAGCTTCCCATGAAAAGCAATAATCCATCGGGATATTTTTCATCAACGATAACATCAAAATCAATAAATCCAAAAGGCGATTCAAGTCTCATATTTTTAAGTTTTTTCCGCAATATGTTTCTGTTTGAGTATGACAGTTTGGACAAATCATTCTTAAATTTTCAAGTTTATGATTATGAGAATCCCCATCTATATGATCTAATTGCATATTTAAAGGAAGATTATTCCAATTTTCTATACTGCAAATTTCACATTTGTTCTTTTTAATCCCTTCTTTAAGTAATCTTTTTTTAAGTTTTAAAGTCTGATAATATGGATGTTTCCCCTCCAAAATTTCATTTAAAGGAATTTTTTCTGCTCCTCCTTTATGAATTTTTTTATCTGACCATTTTATACCTAATTTTTTTGCTCTTCTCCATAAAGAAACTGTAGTCATATTTAATTCTGCTGAAGCTTCATGAAGAGTAATATGTTTCTTAAAGATTTCTAAGATCTCTTTATCGGTGATTTTAATTTTTCTCTGAACCATAGTTTTTATTCTATATATTCAAAGACAGAATTAAAATCTTTGCATATTACATTGTGGGCCGAGGAGGATTTGAACCTCCGAACCTAAGGAGGAACGGTTTTACAGACCGCCGCGTTTAACCACTTCGCTATCGACCCAAATTAAAGGTTTTTCAATAATTTCAAAATATGTTTCAGAGGGACTAACCTCATAAATATCATTTATTTCTAAAACCCTTAAGGAAGATATATCTTCGGGGTTTCCTATAACTCTTTTATCACCAATTTGGTTCATAGTTTTCGATTTTAGTCGAGGTGAGAGAACTCGAATCTCCGACCCCCTGCACCCCATGCAGGTGCGCTAGCCAACTGCGCCACACCTCGATTTTTTAGGAATATTTCTACCCCTAAAGGTAAATGTTTGGGAATGACAATTTGGACAAAGAATTTCGAGATTTTCTAATTTATTATTCTTTTTGTTTCCATCGATATGATTTAATTCCATAACTAATGGATTTTCAAACCAAATAGATTCTTGTCCGCATTTTTCGCATTTATTCTTTTTATATCCTTCCCTAATTAATCTAATTCTTAATTGACCCGATGACATCCCAACTTTTCCAGAAAAAACATCTTTTAGATTCTTTTTGGATTTATAAATTCCTTTTCCCGCTGTATTCGGATTATAAATACCTAATTTTATAGCATATCTTTTAAAAGTCATGTGAGGAATTCCTGCTTTTTTAGCAGCTTCAGACATACTTAAAGAAGTATTACAGGATTCAATAATGATTTTTTCATCCATGGTAAGCATTTTTAATATTATAGTAATGTGCTTACCGAAAGTTTTGTACTCCTGGTCGGGGTCGAACCGACACGGTCTTTTGGACCAATGGATTTTAAGTCCATCGCGTGCTACCAATTTCGCCACAGGAGCATAAAGTAGAGAAAATCAGAAGAGATTAACAGACGGATTTGAACCGCATAGTTTGAACCAAAATCAAATGTGAAACCATTTCACGCGAAGTAACTCTTTCTTTTACTACTACTTAGTGGATATAAAGGGAATCGAACCCTTGACACCATCTTCGGAACCCGGACTTATTCGATTGCTGTAACCATCTTTATGAGTCACCGTACAGGTCAGCATCCGAGCCTGAGCCCTAATTATACCCATTTGTACCCTCGGTGGGACTCGAACCCACACTCCTTCGCGGAACTAGATCCTAAATCTAGCGAGACTGCCAATTCCTCCACGAGGGCATGTTTGTCGGGGAAACACGACTCGAACGTGCAAAGGAACTAAGCCACCCGGTTCCAGGCCGGGACCGCTACCATTTACGGACTTACTCCCCGAATTCTTTAATAAATCTTTTAACCTGAGTATGAGATACATTCCATTTTTTAGAAAGAATTGTAAGCCATCCCCTAGATTTATTAATGTTTTGAAAATCCTCTTTTCGAAGTTGAATCTCGTCTGAGGATAATTTATTAGCATTATTTTTGGAAATTAGATCCTTAGTATGCTGGGATAAAATCTTTCCCTTTTGATCATAATTCCATCCTTTACTTTTTATTATTCCTTCCTTATAAAGAGTTTTTAAGGTTTTGGAAATATTTTCTCCTGCTTTTAATTTAATGTAGGGATTTCGATTAATATATTCCCATCCGCCCAATCCCCCCTTCATTAAATTATAGCAGTGAGTATCCAATAAAAGATTTTCATTAACTATTTCTGCTTCAAAATTTAATGCTTCTTGATAAGTATCAAAAAAGAATAATATATCTTTTTTAAAATTTTCCTTACCGTATTTTTTTATAGCGTATTTTATTCTTTTTCCGGAACCCATATAACCATCTTCAAGATTATTAGTTTTATGAACTCCATAATAAAAATTGCCATTTATTTTATTTTCAACTCTATAAAAATAGTTTACCATTCGAACCCATGTTTGTTTATTATATGTATTCGAGAGTGAAGAGTTTTAAATTTAAACTGAGAAAGTCGTAAAGAGCGTTTTTCTTTAGCGCGTCTACCAATTTCGCCATATCCACCGAAGCGAATAGAGGGGCTCGAACCCCCACGCCATTAAGGCACCTGTTTCCAAGACAGTTCGAAGTAACTCTAAACATTACTACAGTTTTGTTGTCCTCCCAGGGCTCGAACCTGGAGTCTCCTGATCCAGAGTCAGGCGTATTAGCCAATTCTACTAAAGGACAATGAAAAAATAGGATGGACCGAATGGCCTTTTTAAGGAGATATTTTCACGTGACTATCCCCTCCTATCTTAGTGCAGATACGAGGACTCGAACCTCGACTATCGGTGATCTTCCTTACTTACTGCTTTTATGATCACTTATTAAACAGCTTTTAAGAAGGCCGATCTCCCGTTTCTCATCTGATTTGACTGTTCTAGAATTCAATCCAGATTACTAAACAGGGGCGTTTACCCTTTCGCCATATCCGCTTTATTTTTTGCCATATCTCCATCCTTGCGGAATTTGATCTGTATTTTTTATTTTCTTAATTTCTTTTCCGTTTGTAATCCATTTAGTTCCAAATTGGGAATTTTTATTACCTTTTTGATAAGTATGTCCTTTATGTTTTAAAGACATTTGGATTTTAGTTTCTTCAGAATGGGTTTTATCTTTAAATCCCCAATTATCCGGAGGGGATAAATTTAATTCATGAAATCTCTTAGCTTGTCTTTTCTTGTGCCATTCTAAATAAATTGGATCTTTCCATTGGGATTCTAATCCTGCAGTAGTACATTTTTTATGATGTTCTTCATTTATAAATCCCCCGGATCCCCCAGATTTTAAATTCATGCAAGAAGGATCTTGCAAAAAAGACTCATTAACTATTTCCTTTTCTCTTTCAAAAAGTTTTCCCTTATCTTCAAAGAACTCTAATCTTTCAATTTTAAAATTTTCTATTCCATACTTATTAATAGAATATCTTAAAATTTTTCCAGACCCTAGATAACCATCATTAAGATTATCTGTTGAATGGACCCCTATATAAAATTTACCATTTATTAAATTAGTAGTTTTATAAAGAAAGTGAAATTTCTTTTTTTCTCGTCTTGGCATATAGGTTTTATTCTATATATCTTCAAAACGAGGCGAAAAAGACGCAGTGCCGCCGGAAGTACTCGAAACTTCAAGCTGAGGTTTTACAGACCTGTCTCCTGCCCTGGGTCGTCGGCGTTTATAAACTCCTGGGGTAGACCATTTTGTATAAGGAGTTTATAAGAAAAGTTTGTTTGAGTGCCCACTGTCTCTGCTGCATATTTAAGTGACAAACTCTTTTTGTCGGGGTAGCCGGGCTCGAACCGACGACCTTATGGTCCCAAACCATACGCGCTACCAACTGTGCTATACCCCGAAGTGCCTGTGTTTACTTTTACCATTTACAGGCTTGTAGGTAAGATAGAATTATGTCCGGACATATCTATCGATCTTTATATTCAACCTTAGGGAGCTACCCCTTAGCAATATAAGAACTCTTCGTTGCCCTGATAGGAATCGAACCTATACTGACCAAGATCCAAAGTCTTGCGCGCTACCGTTACGCAACAGGGCAATAAAATGAGCCGATAGAGGGATTCGAACCCCCGATGCCGTTTAAGATCCTGATTACAAGTCAGGTGCAGTCGACCACTGTGCCATATCGGCATAAACTGAGAAAACCGAAAGAGTATTTTTTTCTAAATTATTCCGGTGTGTTTGTATCTTCCACCATTCCCCCAAATAAAGCTGGTGGGGGAAGAAGGGTTTTCTCCTCCAAGCTCCGAAGAGCGCCGAATTTACCAAATTGTCGAAGTAACTCTTTTCATTACTACAGTTTAAAAGTTAGTTGAGAAATTTGATTCGAGTGTCTTTTTTTAGAATTACGATCTACGAAGTAACCCGCAATCTTACTACAACTTAGAGACGAGGGTGGGATTCGAACCCACGTGTGCGAATGCAAACGGTTTTGCAGACCGTCCTTTTCAACCACTCAAGCACCCCGTCAGGGAAACCAACATGTCAAAGATCGATGGGACTAAAAAAGTCCCGAATTTTTTAAGGACCCGGGACTTTTGATTACACAGAACATATCAGACAATCAAACATCCCAATCCTGAAGACCATATTGTAAAGCAACCGATAAATCAAGCTCCGGGTTTTCTCGGAGATGTTGTATCGTTGAAGCTATCACCTCGGCCTGCAAGCCATAAGGAGCTGCTTCATGTAGAGCTTGACCAATCAAGTCTACTGCTTCCAACAATGTATGATCTTTTTTTGCCATTAATAAAAATGTTTTTATTTATAGGGCAAATATATGAAAAGATCTCAAAGAACAAAAACTTTTTCCGTTAAAAGTTCGTTAAAATAAAAAACCCTCCT